GCCAAGAAGATGATGGGCGGCGGCATGGCCTACAACAAGGGCGGATCCATCGATGGCTGCGCCACCAAGGGCAAGACCAAGGGTACGAAGGTTAAGATGGCAATGGGCGGCAAAGCCTGCTGAGGAGCCTGAAATGATGCGATCCAAAGGCATAGGCGGAGCAACCGCCGCAGAGATGAGCGCGTACCACGCGAAAAAGCGCCCTGCTGACAAACCTCCTGCTGGCATCCGCGCAGAACTGGACGCCATGAAGCAAGAGAAGGCCAACGAAGCGGGCATGAAGGCCCACGAGGGCCGGAAACTCGCCAAAGGCGGCATGACCAAAGGTTACGCAGGTGGCGGCTCCGCGTCTTCTCGCGCTGACGGTTGTGCACAACACGGCAGAACCAGAGGCATGATGCGATGATGGCATCGCGTGGCATGGGAGCCATCCGCAAGGGTGTGGTGAAGAAGCGCCGTGACAACACGGACTTCCTTCAGGATGGCAAACGCCGCGCACGCCGCGACAACACGGACTTTACTGAGTACGCCGAGGGCGGACGGGTAAACGAGGCGGGCAACTACACCAAGCCTGGGATGCGGAAGAGCCTTTTTGAGTCCATCAAGGGGCAGGCCACCCAAGGCACCGCTGCAGGCCAGTGGAGCGCTCGTAAGGCCCAGCTTCTTGCCAAGCAGTACAAGGCCAAGGGTGGCGGGTACAGGGACTGACATGAAGGCCCCGCAGCAAAGTCTGAAGGACTGGACCGCGCAGAAGTGGACGACCAAAAGTGGCAAACCTTCTAGCAAGACCGGCGAACGCTACCTCCCCAAGGCAGCTATCGAGTCTCTTACACCTTCAGAATACGCTGCCACAACTAAGGCCAAACGCGCAGGAAAAGCCGCAGGCAAACAGTTTGTCAAACAGCCTCCCAAGATTGCTGCAAAAACCGCAAGGCATCGATAATGGCAACCTCCGGCACCGCTACCTTTAATCTCGACCTCAATGAGTACGTCGAGGAAGCATTCGAAAGATGCGGTGCTGAGTTGCGCACGGGCTATGACCTGAGGACAGCACGACGGTCGTTAAATTTGTTGTTCGCAGATTGGTCAAATCGCGGCATAAACATGTGGACCATTGAGCAGGGCCAACAAGTCCTGACCGCTGGCACAAACACCTACACGCTGCCTGCCGATACGGTGGATCTGATTGAGCACGTGATTCGCACAGGCGCGGGTAACGTTTCCACGCAAACGGACCTGACCATCACGCGCATCTCAGTTTCCACCTACTCATCCATTCCCAACAAGCTCCAGTCTGCAAGGCCGATCCAAATTTGGATCAACCGCCAAGGCCCCGCTCCGCAGTTCACGGTGTGGCCTACGCCTGACAATTCTCAGACGTACACGCTCGTCTACTGGCGCTTGCGCAGGATTCAAGACGCTGGTGCAGGCGGGACGTACACACAAGATGTACCGTTCAGGTTTATCCCTGCTTTGGTGTCAGGACTGGCGTATTACCTGTCCATGAAGATTCCCGGTGCGATGGAGCGAATGCAGGTGTTAAAGGCGCAGTACGATCAGGATTGGGATCTTGCCTCGACGGAAGACAGAGACCGCAGTGCAGTACGTTTTGTCCCAAGGCAAATGTTCATCTCATGAGCAATCGCTTTGCAAACGGCGCAAAGGCATTCGGCTACTGCGATGTCTGCGGGTTTCGTTTTGACCTCAAAAAGCTCAAGAACCTCGTAGTCAAAACCAAGCAAACACAGATCAAAGCGTGTCCTCAATGCTGGACCCCAGATCAACCACAGTTGCAACTGGGTATGTACCCAGTCAGCGACCCCCAGGCCATCCGTGATCCTCGTCCAGACACAAACACTTGGTACTCTTCAGGCCAGACGGTTATTGACACCATCGGTATTGGTAGCCGGGTGATTGAGTGGGGCTGGGCTCCGATAGGTGGGTCCAGTGGTTTTGATGCGCCCCTGACGCCAAATAGCTTGGTCGGGCAGGGATATGTTGGTACAGTCACCATAGTGACCACCTAAGGAGTGATGATGAAAGATGTTCACAAGCACGAACGTGCGATGCACCCGGGCAAGCCGATGACCAAGCTTGCCAAGGGCGGGAAAGCCTTCAAGAAGGGTGGTCCCACCACTGAGGACCGTATGCGCCTGGGCAAGAATATGTCCCGCGCTGCCAACCAGAAGACGGGGTGAGCCATGATGAAAGCCAAGAAGCTGGCCCCTGCTAAGTCGGGGCTACCGCAAGAGATTGAAACCCTCAAGGACGAGATCTGCATGGTTGTGGGGAACATTGCTATGGGCAAACCGCCCGCTGTCAAGACCTCCGGGATCAAGATCCGTGGGACCGGCGCTGCCACCAAGGGCACGATGGCTAGAGGGCCGATGGCGTGAACTACTCCGAGTTGCAGACTGCTGTGCAGGATGCTGTGGAAAACAGCTTCTCTGCAAATGACTTCTCTACGATGACGAAGTTGGCGGAGCAGCGCATCTACAACTCGGTGCAGCTTCCCAATTTGCGGAAGACATCAAGCCTCACGCTGACCATCGGTAATCCATTGCTTGTAGTGCCGACAGACTTCTTGTCTGCGTTTTCGTTTGGGGTTACATCGGGCACTACGTTCAGCTACCTGCTGAACAAGGATGTGAACTTCATGCGGGAGGCTTTCCCGAGTTCAACCACAACGGGGACGCCACAGTACTACGCCCTGTACGGGACGCAAACGGGCACTCCGCTGGTGCAGTCTTTCCTGCTTGGCCCCACGCCCAACGCTGCGTTGACGGCTGAACTGAACTACTTCTACTACCCGGAGAGCATTGTCACCGCGACCAACACTTGGCTTGGTGATAACTTTGATTCTGTGCTGTTCAACGCGGTCATGGTTGAAGCTGCTCGGTGGATGAAGCAGGAGCAGGATATTGTGGCCGAGGCAGACAAGCAGTACGTTCAATCGTTGACCCTGCTGAAGAACCTGGGCGAAGGCAAGAACCGACAAGACGCATACCGTACTGGGCAGGTCAGGACACAGGTGGTCTAAATGGCTTTGGTACAAACGCTATGCTCTTCGTTCAAACAGGAGTCATGGCTGGCTATCCATGATCTGGATACCGATGTCCTGAAGATGGCGCTCTATACGAGCGCTGCTTCTCTTGGTGCAGACACCACGGCCTACACCCTCACAGGTGAAACGTCTGGCACAGGCTACACCGCTGGGGGCGAGATCCTGACCAATGTCCAAGTGCTTCTTTCTGGCACTACGGCGTATGTGACGTTCGACAATCCGGCGTGGCCGGGGTCCAGTTTTGTTACCCGTGGTGCGTTGATCTATAACTCTACCAAGGCAGACCGTGCGATTGCGGTAGTGGACTTTGGGTCTGACAAAACTGCTGGGCCAAATTTCACGGTGCAGCTTCCTGCTGCTTCTGCCACCACGGCGCTGATCCGATTCGCTTGAGGTAAGACATGCCATCAACATTTACCAACAGTCTTCGGCTTGTCCTTCCGGCGACCGGGGAACTGTCCAATACTTGGGGCACGGTGTTCAACGCCGGGGCGACCTCGCTGATTGACACATCGATTGCCGGGACTGCCAGCATCACGATGACGGCAGCGAACTACACGCTGTCAAATTCCAACGGGGTAGCAGACGAAGCGCGGGCTATGTTTATCGTCCTTGGCGGCACGCCAGGAGCTTCGTATCAGGTTATCTGCCCTGCGGTCAGCAAGCTGTACTTTGTCACCAACAACACCGGGTTTGCCCAGACGGTAAAGACCTCTGCTGGGTCGGGAATCTCGGTGCCTAATGGGGCCAAAATTGTACTGCGGTGCGACGGTACAGATGTAGTTGAAGCGCTCAATTACGTCGGGTCTCTGACGATTGGTTCAGTTACGCTGTCTTCCCCTCTTGGGGTGGCATCAGGTGGCACAGGGGTGGCGACTTTAACCGGCGTGGTTAAGGCCAGCGGAACATCTGCGTTTACAGCAGGCAACGTCAATCTTGCATCTGAGGTTACTGGCACGCTCCCAATCGCCAACGGCGGTACTGGGGCAACAACTGCAGCTACTGCGTTGTCAAACCTTGGTGGTATCAACACCGGCAAAAGCATCGCAATGGCGATGATCTTTGGTTTCTAAGGAAACATCATGGCAAATCCTAATATCGTCAACGTCACCGTCATCAACGGTGTTACGACATACCTCACGCCGTCCGTCGCAACTGCCGTGGTTCTGTTGCCTAACGCGGCATCGTCCAGCAAGGTGTTCAAGATCAATCAGATCGTTGTGGCTAACACCACGGCTTCGGCGGCAAACACCACAGTAAGCATCTACACCAACGGCGCAGTGGCTCAAGGCTCGGCCCCGTCAGGCGGCACGGCATACCCGGTTGCTTCGGCCATTTCTGTGCCGGGTAATGCCTCCCTAATCGTGGTGGACAAGACTACCGCGATATACCTCCAAGAAGGTACGTCCATCACAGTGACCAGCGGCACGGCTAGTTCGCTGACGTACAGCATCAGCTACGAGGACATCACTTAAGGAGCGCAGCATGAGCATGCGCTACAAAGGCGGAGTTATCTCCGCTACGCCACCGACTACTTCATCAAGTAGTGCTCCGGGCATCTGGACGCTGGAGCAGCAGTTCCAAGCAAAAGGCGCGGGGAATTGGCCTCTTGCGCCAGTTTTGGTTGACTACCTTGTTATTGCGGGGGGCGGCGGCGGCGGTTCTACGTATTCAGTTGGCGGCGGTGGCGGTGGCGCTGGCGGTTACAGAACCGCATCTAGTTTTAGTGTGTCATCGGGTTCAGCAATTACGGTAACTGTAGGCGGCGGGGGCACCGCAGGAAACTACAGCACATCAACAAACGCCACTAACGGTAGTGATTCTGTTTTTAGCACCATAACGTCTACTGGTGGTGGTAGAGGACAAGGCGATAACGCGGTAGGAAACGGAGGTGGTGGCGGCGGTGCGCATGGTACTGGCACAACTGCTGGCACAGGCAACACCCCAGCAACGTCGCCTTCTCAAGGAACTAGCGGCGGTATTGGAGGCGGTGGATCTGGCTCAGGTAATTACGGAGGCGGCGGTGGTGGGGGCGCAACATCTGCGGGAGCTTCTGGAACTACTACAGCAGGCGGGAATGGTGGTGCAGGAACTGCAAGTTCCATAACTGGTACATCAGTTACGAGAGCAGGAGGCGGCGGCGGCAGTTATTCAAGATTCAATGGTGCGTCTGGCGGTACAGCCGGAAGTGGCGGCTCAGGAGGTGGCGGTGCGGGCGCTGTTGCAGGATCAGCCGGGACTTCTGGCACAACAAACACAGGCGGTGGTGGAGGCGGTGGTTATGGCGGCTCAAGCACAGGCGACGTCACTGCTGGCGGAGCAGGTGGCTCTGGCGTAGTCATCATTCGCGCCCCTCAAGCAGCCACTTCAACCACGGGATCGCCAACAGTCACCACAGACGGTTCGTTCACCATTTACCAGTTCAACGCCTCTGGCACGATTACGTTCTAAACCATGAGCAAACAATACCCCGGTGGTTTCATCATGGCGAACCCCACTGCGCCGACAACAAGC